AGCATTGAGGATCTCAACCTTGGACTGAGGAATCTTCGTGGTGTTGCCGTATGATCCGGTGTTGGTGCGGGCGTACTCAAAGATCACCCGGATCTTTTCGCCACCGTCTACCATCTCACCAGCTGTTACCAGGCTGTCCTGGAATTTCCCGCCCGACATGAGCATATACAGCAGGACGTTGTCCTGTGCGAAGATATCCGTAGACTTCTTATCACAATAATCATTTGTTATCGCTTTTGTTACCATGAAAGCATTTAACTCCCATTTCTACATATTTCTATGTAGGCCAGAACATATCATAACACTTGACAAGTATTTAATAATAATGTATTTTTCTATGTAGTTCTAATTAACCACAAAGGAAAAATATTATGTACAGAAACAAACAAACTTTGTCCACAATGAGTTCTTCTCAGGGAGACCAGCAGATTGCTAAAACTTTTGATGTGACTTCTAAAACAATTTACAATTGGCGAAAACGATTTGGAATACAGTCTTTTATTAAACCAAATTCTGGAAACCGTCTTTACACAATTGATCATAATTTCTTTGAAACCATTAATACGCAAGAAAAAGCGTATACCCTTGGTTTCTTGGCCGCTGATGGATATATCCATAAATCTGGAAAGCTGATCTCTATAGCTCTTAAACATACCGATCAAGATATTTTGGAAAGAATAAAGCTGCATCTTGGTAGTAATGCCCCACTCTTCCAAAAAACCTGTATAAGCGGAATTAGTAAAAGTTTGCTCACTGGTGTTAATTTCTGTAGCAGAAAACTTGTTTCTGATTTGAACAGCTATGGTATTATCCCTAATAAGTGTCATACATTTGAGTACCCACTTATCCCATATAGTATGGATCGACATTTCATTAGAGGCTTTTTTGATGGTGACGGGCATATCGGTGCAAGACAATTTATTCTTGTTAGTAACAAGAACTTCTTGAAAGGCTTTTTGAAGATATGCCAGAAACACCTTGGAATAACTTTTAACATTTCCGTTAATAACGGATACCCCAGAATTTCTGGAGGTAAAAGCCTCAAAAGTTTTCTCTATTGGATTTATGAAGACCATACAATTTCCCTTAGCCGTAAACATAAGTTATTCTTAAAATACTGGTAAAGTGTCCCCTGCGCTCGTGTTGTTTCATCACCTTTGGTTATCTTACCATTAGGTTGTGTACATTGTTCGTTGAACCTTCTACCTGTTTACAGGAAGCTTGGCTGCTGATTGTCCAATCTCACTTATTTTCAAACATTCACGTTTGTCATTACTGACTGCGTTGTAGTTAAGCAAGCTCTAAGGATATTCCAGCAATTCACAGGGTTTGCACCAATGTGTTGCCACATTGGGGGCCTAATTTCTAAGCCTGAATCTCACTCTTTTCAAGAGCCATTTTTAGTTTCCTTTATTTTTAGATCACCCGCCCCGGGCACGTTGAAGTGCTGCGAGGCCAGACTCTCTGATTTCGTTTTGTTTCATAGGACCTTGCTTGCGCCCAATCTTCTCTGCCGAATTGCCCCCACCCTGGAGGACCTTCTGTGTGTTCGAGTCACCACCAGCTATCTTGGCCATCTCAGCCTTGCCGAGGGCAACGCCTTCCGCTCTGGCCGCCTCAACCGACGACAGTGCCTGCTCTGCCTTCAATGCATAAAAGGCGGATACGTCATCATGAAAACCTGGAAGCTTTCCCTTCGCTGCCTCTAAGACGCCCGCCTGCTGCATCTCAAAGAAGTCAGGGTTGGCGTCTGCAAAGTTCTGTTTGGATTGATTAAAGGCCGACTGCTCTTGCTCCTGCCTGATACCTTTTACAGTTTCATTCTGAGCGATAAGTGCTGAGACCTTAGCCGTTTGGCGCATGCCTTCTCCAATGGAAAGATCTCCATCCTCTACCTGCTGAGCTATCTGTCCGAGTTGCTCTTCAAATCCAGCGGCCTTGTCCTCATCTTTGGGGGCTACTTGGCTCTGTGCCTGCAACGAATCGAGCTGTCTCAACAGTAAAGACCTTTCCTCTTCCGCCTTCCCCAGGCGGTTGCCTTGCTCTCCCAACTTACTGGAAAGCTCAGAGTAAGACTTCTCCAGATCTGCGACGCTTTTAAACTTGCCACCAAGGAGGGCCGCCTCTTCTACCGGAGCTTCTTGAGCCTCTTCTTCTACCGGGGCTTCTTGAACCTCTTCTTCTACGGGGGCCTCTGCTGGCATATCATCTCCAACCAAAACTCTATCTGTTGCCATAACTCTTCTCCTCTATGGGGCCGTTGCCGGGTGTCCCTGGTTTGTAGTGCGAAGGGTGGTTAGTTCGTAGGAACAATACCGTTCTCCTTCAAGTATCGATTATATTCTGTCCTTGTCTGAATCGGGCGCTCACTCGGATCTTGGATCTGGCTCCTGATGGAGTTGTCCAGCCAAACCGGGTGTTCATCCTGTATTCCGCCAAGGGTTATCAATTTTAAAGTCTCTTCGCCACAATGTGGGCAAAGCTGCACAGCGTCCCAGTCTTTCAAAGGTAACGCCTTCTCGAATCTTACATCACAATGGTCACAATGGAAATCATAAAGTGGCATTTCTACGTAACCTCTCTGCATTCACAGCGTTTACAGCACTCTCAGGCCTCTTAACTTTAACAGCTGTCTCTGGCGCATTTACCCTCGGTTTTTCCTCAGCCCGCTTAGCTCGCACCTTCTCTAAAGCACTCTTACCACTCTCTCGAAGCTGCTGTACTGTGTAAACGTTCTTTTTCAACTAAACACCTCCTTGCTGTGCCCGGGGCGTCCCGGGTTGTGGTGTTGGCTGTGGGCCTGCTGCGCCCGGCTGAGCCTCTGGGCCGTTCTGTGGCTCCATAAGGAACTGTCGAAGCTGTAAGGCCTGCTCGTGGTCAAGGCCCGCCTGCTCAAGGACGTTAAGAGCCTCATCGAGCTGTGTCTCACCCATGCGTTCAATAATCTGCTTCCTGTTCTTATAATTCAGCTCATCGAGCAGGGCCGTCCGGTCAATGGCGTTGATCTTAAAGAGGCTCACGGCCTGCTCCTGATCCTGTGCACTGGTCCTGGCCACTGTGCTGTCGCTCTCAACGATATAATTAAACTGTCGGCCAGCAAGGTCAATACCGGAGAACTCTCGTATTGAGGCGTCAGGCATCGTAATTCTTTCAGGCTTAACGCTGAAATTCTGGATGAAAGATATATTCCAACGTCCCCGCATCCTGCAAAGGAACTCCGTCGCTCGGATCTTATGTCTGATCAGGACAGCGTTTCGCTCTTGCAAGCTAACAATGGCAGATGCGGCCGTAACTCCAGCAGGTCCGACACCACGATCTGCATCCTCTATCTGGTACACACGATCGTGGAAGCTGATCAAGAGATCCAAAGTCTGGAAGAAATTGCTCGGGAGGTTTGGTACAGCCAGATATTCAATTCTGGCATTAGGCCGGGTAGGCATCAACACCAATCCTGGCTTGTTGTTGATCATCTGTTTCGTAATGCCTGCACCTTTTTCGACAATCAATGTAGGGAATAGTGCTCTATTGCAGTAAGATGCTATCCGAGATACAATCTCGTTGATCTTTTTGTTAAGGTCCCCAGTCTGCTCTCCAGCGGAGAAGCCCCAATTAGATGTAGTATCCTCATACGAGTTAGCCTTATAAAATGGTCGTCGCCCCCAGGCAAAGGATTTTCTGACTATATCTTCATCCAGCTCAAGATTGAGGTTTGGGTTGGGCATATCATTCAGGAGTACATTGCGATTGCAAATAGTTATTACTCTCACACCGTCAGGGTATAAGGGTATACCATCTACCGTCGTGTTGTCTCTAACCCAACACTCTATCACCAGAGCATCGCCGCTCTGGCTCCCTCTTGGGTCCATATTGTTTCGTGTCTGATCTAAAACAACACCGACACCCGAATCTGTCAATACGTTATTAGGCCTCACATCCTCTCTATCTTCTCGACCCAGGATCTGCTTTACACTCTCAGCGGAGATATCCTCGACACCGTAAGTGCTCTCTATCTGATAGACGGGGACGGAGAACGCATGGATCTCATACGGAATATCTCCCTGGTCCTCATAGTAGCCTGGAGCCGGGAAGTAAGAATATGGGTCCATAATCACAGGTATGAAGCGTTTCTTCTTGGAGTCCCACACTGCCTTCTCTACCGTGATACCGTATGTCTCGTTGTTCAGAGATGAGATGGCCAGCTTGGCCTGCTGCTCGGTCTCATTCCACCACTTCTTCATCTTAAGTGTCAGCATGTCATCGACCTGGTCGTTATTGCCGTCCAGATCTATCACCTGCGCTACCGGGTTTTTGGCTGTGATGTTGGCTACGGTGCGTTGCACGTTGGCGAAAAAGAGGTTGATCGTGATCTTATCTGGGTTGCCTCGGGCCTTCTCACCCCAGTGATTCCCTCGCAGAAGTTTGTAGTTTGACTTCCACCGATCCATCAGGCCAAGGCGCTCCTTCTCGGAATATGATTCTTCAAATAGATCCCACACCCAGTCTGCAAGCTCCGGATGGTCGGCTGGTGGCGGGCTGGATAGTGTGTAATCTGAAATATCTTTCATCGTGTTTTTAACCTTCCATTAGGTGCCAGGGCTGCGCCACAGTCAGGACACACCAAGCATCCATACCCCATAGTTGGATCAGATGGCGGTGCTTCCCAACCCCAACCCAGCCAGGGCTCCTTTAACTGAAGCATGGCTGGGTTGGCATCCTTGTCGGGATCAAACAGTTCCGTAGTCTTATGGTATGATTGACCACAGCCAGGGCAGATAATGTCTTGAGGGTTGGAGGGCTCACCGGTATTAGGCCCGGGCAAGGAGGTGTCCCCGACCTCTTGAACTCCGATGAACCCTCCAAGTCCGTCCTCAACCACTACATACCCTGGTTTATCTTTAATCGCCGCTTGGGCGTGTCGCTCCAGTTTAAATGGCTCACCTTTTGTCGATAGGATTATATCTGTCATTTCGCTAACCTCTCCGCAAACTGAGTCATAAAAGCACCATTAGCGGACGCTACGGGCTGTGGAAGGTCCACGTTGCTTTGTTCCTCCTGGTCAAGATCGTCACCGATATTGAAGGACACTCCCTTACTGCCTCTGGAAAACAGAGGATCATAAGGGTCCCGCTTAGTACGGTACACCAACCAACCGCCCAGAGCTACCCCGGAAAGTGTTGAGATCCAACCTGCCATGAAGATTAAAATGGTTTCCATCCGTCTCCTCTTAGTCTATGTTAAAAACTGTGCCTCGATCACCAAAGCTCTCAAGCCAAGGTTGCTCTATTTGCAGTGAGTGTATCATACCTCCGAGCAAACCTACAACAGGAAAGTCGCCTACCTTACCCTTCTCGGCATCCTCTCGCTGCAGTGATTGCATGTGTCCGGTCAGTATTTTATCCTGCATGACGTCCAAACGTCCTATTTTAAGAGCGTTGAACAGCTGCCGAACGTAGAGCGGAAAGGCTGTAGGCTCCTGTCTATCAAACGTGTCACGGATATACAGGCCCGCTGTGATGCCGTGCATCCTCTCCAGTGTCTCCGAAGCTTTCATGATCAGCACCTGGTACTTGTCCTGATCCCCATACCAGTTGGGCAGTATCCTCGAATCTTGTCCAAAACCGTATTCTTTGCGCATCCCAACGACTTTCTCGATCAGCGTGAACACATTGCCGCTCTCATATGACTCAAGAACATGGTATTTAACCTCCGGGTCGTTCTGTACTCCAACAACGATCAGGGCACCGGGCTTAACTTCCTGGGCCGTAGCCGCCGGGTAGGCAATACCGCCAACGATATGGCAGTAATACTGCCCAGAGGGTATGTGAAGGAAGGTTGCAGGCTTAAGTATGAGGGGTTGCCCTGTAACTATTGCCCAGTCCTCCCGGGCGCCCTGAGTACCTGCAATGTGTTCAGGCCTCTCGACTTTAATCTTAAGCGTCATATCAACCCCTCGAAGAAGCCAGTGTGCTCCACTTCCAGGGCGTAGCGTGTCGCATCGATGTAATGATCCTCGCCACACGGTATAGGGAGGGCGTGGCCGTCCTTATCTCTTTTCCACTGATATGTATTTAACTCATTGATAGGGCCTTGCAGACTCTCATCAACAATCCACTCATGCTTCTGTATCCATTTGATCCCGTGGAGGATAGAGTCCTTGCCCTTCTTTACCGGGCGAGCATCGATGCCATCAGCCATCAGCTCTGCAATAGATTTGGGCTCCGCTGAGTCGCAGAAGATCACCTCGTTGCCGATGATCGGCTTAAGCCTATTGGCTATCATCGGGTTAGTCAGTCCACGAGCCTGCCAGGCGTTGAACAGGTAGATCTTCATATTCTTCTTATCGTAATGGATGCGGACGTAGGCATTAGGATCTGATGAGTAACCAAAGTCAAGGCCGTTACGAATGCGATCAAACGTGGGCACTAAGCCGGTGAGGTCTGCCGTGGTCCAGTTGGTGAATATCGCATCACCAAGGATGCCCCAGTTGCCCAGCGTATAGACCTGATACCAATAAGGATCAGTCTCCTCCTCAAGTAAAAGGTGATCCTCACCATCAAGAAATAAATTATCTGTATGGGTTGTTTTTAAGATGCTGATACGATCATTGAGGAGAGACGTTTGATCTTCTTTCCACCCGTGAGGTACGAACAGCTCTTTAACAATCCAGTGAGTTTTATAGATAGGATTGAATGAGAGGATGATTCTCTTAGCAATGCGGCGACCATCATAGACGGCGAGGCCTCTGAGACGCTTCCTGAGCTGCTTTAGATCCTCATAGGAGGTCTCAGTGGCCTCCTCGATCCAAATATCTGTGATCACTCCTTTACGGGGCGTTATAGACTTGACCTTCTCCACGTCGTCCAGGCCAGAAAAGAGGATCTGGTAGCCATTGACGCAGGTGATATGGCTCTGAGTTGGTACGATATTGAACAGATGAGTAGCTTTGAGCTTAGCGATGGCTTTGGTGAGCTCATTAAAAACTGATTTGTTGAGCGAGTTGCCCATCTTACGGCAGCACAGGTAGTTGTGACCACCCTCCATAATGTTCTCGATGCACCGCTGAGCCACAAAATTCGACTTACCGGAAGAGGAGCCACCATAAAAGATTTCAGTAGACCGGGACCGATCCAAGTAGGGAATATAGACAGGGTTGTACATATCTTTGCAGATCTCAAACTCGTAATCATATTTAAGAGCCTTAGCCATCAGCATCTTTCCTACATATACCAATGCGGATGGTGCCGTCGCCGGTGCCAAGCTCCACCTTATCTGTGAAATCACACTGAGATTTGCCCAGGAGTTCAGAAGCTCTAAGTCTTGCACTCGGATCAAGCTCTTCATCACGCACAAAGCTCGTCCAAAACTGTTGACGTTCCTCCCTTGTTGCTATTCTGCTGGCCTTTTCCCCTGCGATTCTCGCTTGAATAGCGGCCCAAATTTGAGGTTTTTTGAGGTTCTCCTTTCCGACTGTCGCAAGAGTAAAATAAGTTCCCTTATATCCCGCAATACGAGCAGCCTCCGTACCATTGCCATCATAAACATCAACAAACGTCTGCTGTTTTTGAGATAGTTTTTTCACGCCTCAACCCTATTGTTTTCAATCGTCCCGGCGAATAAATAAATTTCCTTGTCGACGATTTCAGTAGTCTTAAACGCCCGATTGCAACACAAACAAATCCTACAGCGTGCAATTTTACGCTCCAGCATAGAGTCAGTATCAACAACC